TGCCCTCATCTTGTCTAGTACTTCATCAACGTCTACCTCCTTAGCTGACACATACTTGTGATGACCATTAGCTTTGTTGACTACCCACCAGCCACCTACCTTCTTACCTGCTGCTGTAGCGTAGCCTACAAGCTGTGCTACATAGCCAAAAGGATCACTGGCTTGTAGTGTCTCAAGGTTAACAAACTTCTTAGTGTACGAGTAGTCAGATGCGCTCTTAACGTCATCTACTCTATTCGCCATCAATAAGTCATACTCACCTTTGATAGGTCTCCTACCTCCCCCTAAGTCTAGTGATACATAGGCATTGTCTTTAAACTCTACGCCAGCAGTACGTAAGATACCCTTGAATACTGCCTCAACTATATCACCTAGCATCATGTTCATCATGAACTGCTCTGGCATTGGTTCTTTCTCTTCTGGTCTATTCTTCTCAAACCAGAGTTGACACTTAGCGCGTCCTATGTTGGACATTCTAAGCCTGAACTTATCCCGTGGCCCACCGTTAAACTGCTTGTCTAGCCCTGCTGCAACATCAGAGGCAACGGAGTTAATCACCGCCTCTGACATTTTAGCTTTACCTAGAGTAGCATCACGCATGAGTATCTTAATGGGTAGTTCAGCAGCGTGTGCAAAGTTCATCCTAGAAAGGAATTTCTTCTACTTGCACGATAGCGTCAAGTATAGCTGGGTCTATAATTACATCAGGCTTACGCAAAGATTTCCACTTACTAAAGACATACTCATTACGGTAGTCAACGTAATCAATAAATGATTGCGCTGTAACGTGATCCTCTGGCACTATTTGTGTTTCCTCACCCAAGGAAGCTACCATAGTAGCGTATTTGTTTCCTGTAGGCAAAACTTCTTTTTTAGAAGAAAGCACTATACTGTACTCAACAGGTGCAAATTTTAAAGATACAATAGCTTTAAGAGCTTCATCCAAGGAACGCTTACTGTCAATATTCTTTACGTCCATAGTAAAGTCAATCTCTGAGTCGTAACCTTTTACAGCTACGCCATGCTCATCAGTGACCTTGCCTAGCTTAACTTTACCAAACAAAACCTTAGTGTTCTTAACGCTGCGGATGACAGCTTTAGTATCCTCATCTAAAGCTTCCCAATCCTTAACGTACTTGCTAGGCCGACCAAGGTTGAATGTCCCTTTGGTATCTTTAATATCACCCTTAAGGACATCAACCATAACAGTTTTGTGCATAGTGCTACTAGAACTATCCCATTGTGTCCACTGCTGCTTTTGTGCATAAAGCCGAATAGTAGCATTACGGCTATACACGGTGTTACCCTCCGCATTAGTCAGCTTGTAAGCACCCAAGGGTACAACTACCTTCTCTTCAAGTTCACCGTCTGTATCTACTTGCTCACGCATAATGGGAGCCTGTACCTGTGCAAGTCGTGAAAGGTTAGGGCCACCCATTGGTGTATCAGTGCTTGCACTGAATCCCATAGCCGCTGCAAAGTCTGCCCTTCCAAGGGATGTTGTTAACTCATTGCTCATAATATATCCTTTCTGAGCTTTATTTGAACCGCAGTTATACCATTAAACGTCTTTTGTGTCAAGCCAATTCGGTCCTATCTTGGCTTCTAAAAGTAGGGGTACATTCATCTTTACGCTATAGTACTTATCTATTATAGCATTGAGATTGACATTAACGTCATCAATAACATTTAGTACCTCCTTCTGTTCATCAGGGTGTATGTCAATTACTGCTGAGTCATGAACACTGTTGACTAAGCAAGACTGTAACCCTTTGAGTCTGTTGTCTATCTCAAGTAAAACTACAGGTACAACGTCACCAGTAGCAAAACCCTGCACTGGGTAGTTCTTAATCCTAGTGAAGTTAGTAGGTGTACCGTTAGCCCTACGTGTAGTGCCGGGAAAAGCATACTGTCTCCCCGATACATTAGTTATCTTCTGGAACCTGATGGCGTCATTACCTAGCTTTTTGTGCCAATCAGATATGCCCTCGTACTTAGCTATAAAGTGTGTGTAGTAGGTAGCTTCTGCCTTAGTTCTGCCGTACCCACTCGCTCCGAACAGGGGTGCGAAGGTATGCTCCTTTGCTGCCTGTCTAGTAGTAGGCTGACCTGCATCTGAGATAACTTGAGCAGTGTATGCGTGTACATCAAACCCTGTGTTAATCTCTTGCATTGCTACTTCATCCTGTGACAAGAATGCAGCCGCACGAAACTCTAGCTGGGCAAAGTCTGCTTCCATGATCTTACCGCCCTCCCACCTAGATATAAAGACACGCTTAACAGGAAACGTACCACCTCTAGGCATGTTCTGCATGTTAGGCTCACGACCACTAAACCTGCCAGTAGAAGTAATGTGCTGCGTCAGAGAAACATGCAGTACATCGTTCTGCTTGGTAAACGTATCAATACCCTCAACAAAGCTTGACAGGTAGCTAGACACTGCGTTCAACCTCTTGAGGTCTTCTAAGAACTTAACAGCTACATCCATCTTGTTATCCATAGCTGTAGCCCTGAGTGTATCTAGTATGTCCTTGCCTGTAGAAAAACCACTAGCACTAACCCAAGATGGACTAGGCGGGAAAAAACCAAAGCCAGCCATTTTGTTTTGCTTCTTAAGCTGGTAGCCTCTGGCATCACAGTCCTTGCACTTGTTTGCTTTTGCATACTTGCTACCGTCCTTCTTTACTTTGTAAGTCTCCGCACTGCCTTCACAAGTCGGGCAAGTAAACGCCTCAGTACGATACAGAAGGTTACTGTTAGCATTAACTATTTCCTTTAGCTCAGATAGCTTCTTACAGTTATCAAACAAGTTAGGCCAATCATCCTTTGAGTGAGGCTTGCGGCTAAAGATAACCTGAGACATTTGCTCTGGACTATTCAAGTTAACAGGGGTGTCACCCATAACGTCACGCACTTG